CTAACTGCGTGAAGGAAGAGGATCAGATTGACGAACTCTACAAGGGTAAGCACGGTCAGAGTGAGAAGCAGTATCAGGACGGTAGATCTGATGCAGGTAAGATGGTCTCTGGCGACTCTAAGATGAGTGGTTCTAAGTTTGCTCAAGGCAGAAGAACTGGTAGTGATGCTGGTGCTCAACCTGCTGGTGGGTCTAAGAAACCTGCAAGTCAGGGTAAGATGGACAGCGGTAGTCGCACTGATCTTCAGTTTCGTAAAGCAGCACTGAAGAAAAAGGCAGGTAAATAATGGCAAAGAAAGGTAAGGACCTAAACATAACTGGAAAGAAAAAGTCTACTATAAAAGTAAACCCTAGATCAGAAGAAATCATGGAGCGTCATACTAAACTAGCGGTTGAATCCATTCAATCCACACTAAAAAATCTTAGAGAAAATAATAATCCATTCGATTGTATCGACATTGATGATTTCTCTGATGAAGAACTTCTTCAAATTGCTGAAGAGGTTCTATCTGAGGTGAGTGATGACAGTCTTGAAGAGATCTGTGAAGCGATTGAATCTGACTTGGAAGTTATTTCTGAGAGGATGGATCCAAAAGAGATCCAACGTCGTAGAGATCAAGCAAAAGATAGACTGCAAACTGGCGCTTCTATGAAAAAAGCAGCAGCAAAATCTGCTGCTGGTCCTTCCCGTAGTGATCGTCTCAAGTCTGCATTGAAGAGTGCTGCTTCCAAAGTGAAGTCAGGCGTCAAGGCAGCAGGTAAGAAAGCAACACAAACTGCTGGCAAAGTTGCTGGTGAGTTTTCTGCAGCAAAAGAAAAGCAAAAGGAAAAGGCACAAAGTGGATCCTCTAACACTACTTCTTCTAATACCTCTAGTTCTAGTGGTTCCTCCTCTAGTAGTAGCTCAAGCGGCGAAGGAACTTCGAGCAGCCAATCAGCGGGGTCTCAACCAAGAGAAAGAAAGAGAGACAAGATCAAGAGAGCATTGAAGAAAGGTATTGGCAAACTTGCCCGTGCTGCATCTCGTGGTGCTCGTGGTGTTGCCCGTAGAATGGGTGAAGAAGAGTTCAAAGGATTTGGTGAGTTTGTCACTGAAGGCAAGAAAGCATGTAGTAAGTGTGGTAAGAAACCCTCTAAAGATTGTGACAAGTGTGACGGAAAAGGTTACATGGTTACCCATGATTGCTCATCTAAAGTTGAGCACGCTGAGTGGGGTGTAGGTCAGTGTATTACTGAGCAGCATACATTAGATGAAGAAGGTAACATCTCTCACTACGATGTTCAGTTCGAGCATGGTCTTGAAGAGAACGTTTCGGTTGAAGTTCTGACCACCTTGGTATCTGAGATGCATGAACATGCAATCAACGATGACAAGAATCAAGAGGTGCTTGACGAAAAAAAGTCTGAAGAGGGGTTTGCTGGTCAAGCAACCTCTTATAAGGGTGTTGTAATCAAGCGTACTGAATCTGGATATGAAGTTCCTAGATTCAATATCACTTCTAACTCTGTAGATTCTATCAAAGTACAGATTGATAAAGAGATGGCAAAGGTTGAGTCATACCAACCAGATTCTGCTAACAACTATAACGGTCCTCTTTATGCTCCCTACACTGCTGTAGAAGAAGGTAAGAAAGGACTCTGGGCAAACATTCATGCCAAGCGTAAGCGTGGTGAGAAACCTGCTAAGAAGGGTGACAAGGATTATCCTGAGACCCTGAACGTAGAAGGTTATGGTGTTGGTGATGTAGATCAGAAACTCAAGACTGACCGTGACGGTATGCGTGTCCCTAATAAGGATGCTGCCGCTGCTAAGGCACGTTTGCTTGCTAAGGCAGCAGCGAAGCGTAAAGCAAAGAACGAAGAAGTTGTCAATGAGCGTGGTGACTTCTGGCATCCAGATCCTGATAAGGATAAGAAACTGGGTGGACCTGGTGCTAATGCTCGTGCCCGTGAGGATCGTGCTGCATCTAAACCCAAGGAAGATCCTAAGAAACTCCGTAAGGGTGAGTCCTATATGGACTGGGGCAAACGCCAGAAAGCAAACAAGATGAAGAAGGAAGAACTCGAACTGGATGAGCGTACACGTTACGCTAAGGAGACAGGTAAGGATCCTCAGACTGGTAAACCATCTGAAAAGGGTGGCACTATCAAACCTGGATCTGCTATGTCAAAGGTTCGTAAGAGTCTTGCTGGTCAGGGTCTGATGTCATCTAGACGGAAGGCGATTCAACCTCAGGGTAAGAAGAAAGAAAAGGGTAAGAAAGGTTATCAAGGTCAAACTCCTGTAGATAGGATCAAGGGCAACCTTGCTCGTAAGAGAGCACCTAAACCAGATATCGGTTCACGATTTGATTGAGCCTATATAGGGTAACCCCCCGTATAGGAATGATCATGGTATCTTTTTTATTGCCACTAGCATATAAAATTGTGGACGCTGCTGTTGCTAAGATCCCAGAAGACGCAGAACTCGGTGAAAAACTCATCGATCTGTGTCTTCTTATCGTTGGTAAGGCAGTAAAACTTACTAAGACTACAGCGGATGATGAACTCTTCGCCAAGGTAGAAGAAGCACTCAAAGCACGCTGAATATAAATAAATAATAGGAATCAAGATCGGAGATTACAATGTCCTTATATGGAAGAGTAGACTCCACTGCTAACCAGACCGCTGTTGGTCTAACAAGAGGTAACGGCAGTGGTTCAGCAACGGAAACTATCGTGTTCTGCGACGAAACCGAAGCAGCACTAAACGAAAATAAGACTCGCGGTATTACTGCACCTGGTTGGTGGGCATACAGAACGTATACCGATCACAATGGTAACACTCGTCACAAGGCAGAGATGTTGGCATTCATCACCAACCCTGAGGCGAATGCTGATGAGACCCTGGCTGACGACACCATCGCTGCTGACGTAGCATCTGCTGTGACTGTCACAGTTCAACCTGCTGCTTCTACATCTTCCTCAGGTGCTGGTACGTTCACTCTTACCACTACTACCACAGGAACACCTGGTGCTCTTGCCTATCAGTGGCAGCGTCAGACCGCTAATGCTACGACCCGTTGGGTCAACATCAGCGCATCTCTTGACACTGGCATCACGTATGCAGACTTCACTACAGCAACCCTTGCTTACAGTGGTCTTGCTGCAGATGGTCTTGACGGTTATAAGTACCGTGTCAAGGTCACCTCTGCTGGTGGTACTGAAGAAGTCATCACTGATGGCGCAGCAACACTGACGTTTAGTAGCTAACATTAGATGAACTTTCGCGAACTGAATGCAGATAACTTCATTCTGTTCGCCATCAAACATTATGAAAATCCTTGCTGTGTTACACGCGAGGATTTCGATGAGGATATGAAACGGTTCAAGTACCTGAAGAGATTATTCGGACGGTACTTGAAGACCAAGGAGTTACGAACTCACTTGATTATCAATCATATTATTATTCTATACAATGTTTTTGGCGAGGCAGCAACTCCGATGCTTTTTTATAAGTTAGAGCGAGAGTATTGGCCAATCATAAAAACATTCTTATTATTTTTAGATAAATATCCTTTAGGTATGATGCCTAATCTGGATATAGAAGACGAAATTCAAGAGGAGCTGGAAAAGATATGATGTCAGTAGGAACTGGTGGTTTTAGTGGCTCTTCTGCAGCGACTGGTCCTGTGGCAGGTTTCGATCCGCTGCTAGATTTTCGTAAGAAGATGGCACGTCGAATCAAAGATCATCCTTTTGCTCAAGACTATAAGTCAAAGCGAAAGAAGTCTAAGAAGATGAAGGAATCGGTTGAGAACCCACGTCCTACTCCCCATCTATATCAATACAAGGTATCAATCCCTGAAGTGGGTGAGACTATCATCTATGCATCATCTCAGGCAGAACTGATGATGAAGTTACGACTACTTGTCAATCCACGCTATCGTGGTGACATTACTATTGGTCGTATTTTTCCTAGTGAAGCAGGAAAGTTTTATAATGAAAAGCGTATGAAGGCATACAGAAGTATTCCTGAAGCGACTGAAGATCCTGCTGCCGCTGCTGCTAAGAAGCAGGGTGCTATGATGAAGAAGCAAGCAGCACAAAAACAAGTGCAACAAAAGATTGCTGCTGAGAAAAAGAAGATTGATCTCAAGAAGCAAGAGATGCAAAGAGCACTGCAAACTAAAATTGCAGTTATGAAGAAAGGTGCTACTGCAGGCATGAATCCTACAGGTGCAACTGAAGAAGTTGTTTATGAATCTTCAGGTGGCAACATTGATATGATAAAATCGATTGCAGATTCAAACCAACCTGGAAAGATTCAGTTCTTGAATGGTGAGAGTTTCCAACTGCAACCTGCTATCGCACAGAAAATCTTCCAGGCGTATGAACAACTGGGAGTACAAAAGAATCGTGCTAAATTTAGTAATGCTGCAAATGAGACAACACAATCATTTGAAAAAATACTAAGTTTCGTAGGAGCACAAGGTTAGGATGGCATTTGGTCTTGGTAGATTAGCAGTTTTAGAAAGTAAACTTGACATTTATGAAGATCTCTCTAAAGAGATGCTTGACAAACTCGAAAGAGCAGTAGGAACAATCTCCGAAAACAGCAACAGAGTTGCTGTAATCTTGGAGCGTCATGAAAATCGTTTGGATGAATCCGAACGTGCCGATAAACTTATCATCGGTATGCTGGAAGAGATGAAGGAAAGACATGATAAGGATCATGAAGTGGTTCAGAATAGGATCAGTAAGATCCAGAAGAAAGTGGATACCAACGCAAAGTTTGTTATCGGTGCAGGAGCAGTCCTCGCGACCCTTGTGGCAGTATTACAAGTGGTTCCACCTCTCGTGAAAATATTGACACCCCAAGCAAACGCTGCTATTATAGGACCAGCGAATTCTTAGTAATGAATGTCATTCATTGACGTAAAGTATATACAACTAGTATCCTCTCGTTTGACTCTTTTTAGTCGCAAGAAGGCAGACCTGTATAATTTCAGGTGTCCTTACTGTGGCGACTCGCAAAAG